TCGCAGGCACTTGGCTTATGGAGGGGTGTTGGTTTGAAACCAATGACGATTTGAATTTTCTGTCGTCGATGGTGAGGTCGTACGAGTGCAGTTTTAAGCATAAAATCGGCGGCAACGGCACGGATCAGCTCTGGTCAAATTCTCAAGCCGCCAGCATACACATTGGTTCGACCTTTAATTTTCCGAAATACAGGAATGACGACCGGACGATCCAGAGATATTACGGCTGCACTTTTGAGGCGAGCGGCGACACGCCAGCCATCAATTCGGGGGGACTTTTCGGGCTGCGAGGCGGGTCTATCGAGCTTATTGGTTGTGATCTGTCCGCCGTGGGAAACAGCAATCCCCTCCTCGATGTGGACGACAGCAATTCGTACGGCCACTTGAAATTGGTTCAGTGCGATCTGCCTGCGTCATACACGATGTTGAGCGGGACGCCGAATTTCGGTGTCCGAGTCGAGGGGTACGGCTGCGACGACGGTGAGATTCATGCGGATTTTATTTACGATCTCGGAGGGGATGTTCTTCAAGATTCAGCGGTTTACGCAGACGCGGGCTTTAATGAGGTCGAAGACGGACGATTCGCCTACGCGATGACATCGAATTCGGATTGTAAGTTGGGAGTGGATCTAACATCGCCATTTTTTGGCAGCGTCTATACGGGCGGCACGGGCAGCAAGACTTTTACAGTCGGCTGCGTGCACGATTTCACCTCTCTTACTCAGGCGGATGTTGGACTGCTGCTCTATTATTTGGGAACCTCTGGCTCCCCCGCATGGGATGTTGCGTTCGGCCTCGATGTTGGGGGCGCGACGACCGCTCTCGCATCGCACTCAGCGGACTGGACTGGAGCCTCTGGCAAAACTAAGGTCAATTTGACAGCGACCGCGACAGTCAATCAGACAGGATTTTATGCGGCCCAGGTCGTTCTGCGCAAGTATGAAAGTGGCAAGAAATTCTGGTTTGATCCAGTGCTGACGGTGAGCTAATGGCGACAGAATATGTCAATGTGCCCGGCTTTGGGTCGATGGTCCTTGAGGATACGGACACGTTGACTCATGTCAATGTTCCTGGGTTCGGGTCTGTTACGAATTTCAATGAGGTGGCGGACGTTGCGCCAACAGCAGCATTGTCTGGCCCGCTTGGCGGTCCATTATCAGGGGTTTTTTAGATGGTCCCATATTTAGGTGATTTTGCCGAGGATGCCACGGTTTATATGCCGTTTAATACGTTTACGTCTGACAATCCGTCTGCGTCTAGTACTATCACTAATCTTGCAGATGGCGACATCAAGGTCCATAAAGACGGCTCTACTACTCAAATTACAACTGACGGCGCAACAGTTGCTATCAACTTTGACAGTATCACGGGTAACCATCTTATAACTATTGATACTAGCGCTCATTCCGACTATGCGACAGGGTCTGATTACCTTGTACGCATCGAGGGCACTACGGTAGACGGCGGAACTATCAACGCATTTATAGGATTATTTTCAATCGAAAACAGGTTCAACGCCGCAGCAGTTGACTTGGCGAATGGTACTGATGGCCTGGGCGCAATAAAAGCGGAAACTGCTGCAATCTTAGCCGACACAAATGAACTTCAATCTGACGACGTTCCGGGGCTGATTGCGACGCTCGATGCAGTAGTGGATACCGTCAAGGTCGACACCGCCGCTATTCTGGTCGATACAAATGAACTTCAGGGCGACTGGGCTAATGGCGGGCGACTTGATTTGCTGTTAGACGCCATTCCAACCACAGCAATGCGCGGGACAGATAATGCTGCCACAGCCACAAATCTGGCGACAGTCGATACCGTAGTTGACGCAATCAAAGCTGTTACTGACCAGATGGTATTTACAAAGGCCAATGAGTTGGATGTGAATACGCAATCTATTAATGGCGCAGAAGTAATAGGGGATGGTAATGCAACGCCGTGGGATGGTGCATAAATGGCGGCGATTGGACGATGCTGGGCAGACGGGGCTTGGGTCGAGGCTGGATGGGCTGACGGAGCGTGGTCGGGCAAAACGGCGCCTGTTGCTGATGTCGGCGGTGGAGGCGGTGGAGGCTCAATCGGCTCCGGAAGGCGACGTCAATCAGCAAAATCATCGGCCAACAGGCCGGCAACTTACGGGGCGAATGTTCCTGAAGAAAGCGTTAAGCCAGATCCTAAGATACAGCAAATTATTGATGCGCAAGCTGCCGCCCTTAAGATGCAACTGGCGGCAAAGGAAGCTGAGCTTAGGAGATTGCGTCTTGACATAATTAGTGATGAAAGACGAACTGATAGTTTAGGTGTTACGCTTAAGGCAATTGAAAAAGAGATAAAGAACCTGGAATACCGCAGGCAGGTGCTTCTCTTACTTACGGCAGTTGCGGTAGACGTTTTTTAGGAGATAGTTATGAAGAACCAACCTAATAGTCAGGCTTATTCTGGTGTAGATCCTAATGCTCATTTGAGCGATGGACGCGGCGGAGCAGGTGGATACGACATTAAAAAGCCGTACGGCGGCGTAGACCCCAAAAGTACCTCGCATAATAGCGGCAATAAGTCTGGGGGCATGAAGAAGGCTCGGGCGGGTAAATCAGCGAAATATTGAGTGGATATTGATCTTCCATTTAGATATGAGCCAAGGTCATACCAATTGCCTGTATGGCGGGCGCTTGACGATGGATTTAAGCGCCTTGTTTTGGTGTGGCACCGGCGTAGTGGCAAAGATTTAACTTGCTTTAACATTCTTGCTCGGGCGACTCAGATGCGCGTGGGGACGTATTTTTACGTGTTTCCGAGCTACGCCCAGGGCAAGAAGGTGATATGGGACGGCACAGATAAGCAGGGCCTTCGGTTTTTAAGTTATTTGCCTCGCGACCTCTGGGAAAGTTCAAACCAGACAGAAATGAAGATCCGCCTAAAAAATGGCTCTTTGTTTCAGGTTATTGGTTCAGACAATATTGACAGCATCGTCGGGACTAATCCTATTGGTGTTGTATTTTCAGAGTGCGCGATTGCCGACCCGCAGGCATGGGATTTTCTGAGGCCAATACTTGCAGAGAATGATGGCTGGGCTTTATTTAACTCCACCCCGCGGGGCAGGCATAATCATTTTCATAAGCTATATGCCACAGCTCAGTCGAATGATAAGTGGTGGTCTTCTCTGCTTACGGTGGAGGACACGGGTGTAGTTACTGCCGAGCAGATACAAGAAGAGCGTAATAGCGGAATGAGTGAAGAGCTTATTCAGCAAGAGTTTTATTGCGATTTTTCTGGCGGCATGCAAGGCGCTTATTACGTTAGAAACATGGAAGATGCGGAGAAGGATGGTCGAATTCTAGATATAGATTACGACCCCAATCTCCCGGTAGATACTTGGTGGGATTTAGGAATGGGCGATTCTACTGTGGTTGTTTTTGTTCAGCCACATTTTACCCAAAATCGCATCATTGATTGCCATGAGGCATCTGGGGAAGGTTTGGCGTATTACGCAAAAATGCTGTCTCAAAAGCCCTACGTTTATCGGGACCATATTGGCCCGCACGACCTGTCTGTAAGGGAGTTAGGTACGGGCAAGTCACGTTTCGAGATTGCAGCAGGGATGGGGATTCGGTTTAAGATAGCGAAGAAACTGCCTCTAGATGATGGCATTAACGCCGTCAGGGCAATGCTAGGAAGTTGCTATTTTGACCGCAAGAGGTGCGCTTACTTAATTGATGCATTAATGGCGTATCGGAAGGAGTGGGATCCGAAGAACCGGACCTACAAGAACCGGCCAAATCATGATTGGTCTAGTCATTACTGTGATGCGATGCGAAGCGGGGCTGTTGGGCGCCGCTCTGCCAAAGTTACGCAAGAACGGCAGCGCTACGACATAAGACGTACATTTGAGAAAACAAGCTGGATGTCGGTCTGATGGAGGCTCGAAATGGCTGAAGAATATGATAACGACCTAGTCGAAGATATTTTCGAGCGACGAAAAGATGCCTCACGTCACGCTCATGACTGGAGAGCTGAAGCCAGGAAATGTTATGAGTACCGCGACGGTAATCAGTGGGACACTAACGACATGGCTGTTCTTGAAGAGCAAGGACGCCCGATTGTTACTTTTAACCGTTGTGCCCCAGTTTTAGATTCTATCGCAGGGCAAGAAATTGGGAATCGGCATGAAGCTAGATACTTCCCTAGAACTCAAGATGACCGAAAGGCAAATAACGTCTTTACCGAGGCGGCAAGGTGGGTGAGGGATAGTTGTGACGCGGAAGACGAAGAGTCTGACGCTTATATGGACACCCTGACCTGCGGAATGGGGTGGATAGAAACAAAGTTTGATTATGACGAGGATGAGGACGGCAAGATTATTATGGAGAGGATCCCCCCTCTTCAGATGCGTTGGGATCCAGATGCCCGCAAGAAAAACATCTTAGACGCGAATTGGCTATCCCGGGAAAAGTGGATGTCGGTCTCGGAGGTCAGGGCCAAGTGGCCTGATGCTGACGTTTCCGCCACAGAGGACAACCTTGTCGAAGAAGGTTGGATGGACGAGCACGACGCCTCGAACTCTTGGAAGTATGAGCAGGACCAAAGCTGGCTACACGACCCGACAAAAAACCGAGTCATTGTTATTCATTATCAATGGCGCGAGAAAGAGGATTATTACCGGGTTGGCGACCCAGAAACTGACCAGATAGTAGAGTTTTCTGTAGAGCGTTATAAGAAAATTGAAGACAGTTTAGATGGCGCAATTGCCGTAAAGCAGCAGCGCTGGAAGTACAAGCAAGCTTTCCTCGCGGGTAAGGAGCTTTTAGAAGAGTCAGACTGCCAAACAAACCGATTCTCTTACCGTTGCATAACAGCCAAGCGGGATGAACAAGCGAATACGTGGTTTGGCATGATGCGGGCAATGATGGATCCGCAGAATTGGGCCAACAAGTTTTTCTCGCAAACTATGCACATCTTTAATGCCAATGCGAAAGGCGGGGTATTAGCTGAAGAGGACGCCGTGGATGATAAGCGGCAGTTCGAAGATAGTTGGTCGAGTCCTGATTCTGTTAACTGGTTAAATCCGGGAGCCTTGCAATCCGGCAAAATTCAAGAGAAAAGTCTGGGCGGATATCCATCCGGCCTGGATAAGTTACTGACGTTTGCTATTTCGAGTATTCGTGATGTAACAGGCGTCAATCTTGAATTGATGGGGATGGCAAACCGCGAACAGGCCGGGGTTTTAGAAGTCGAGCGAAAGAAGGCAGCTTTGGTCATCTTGGCGCCACTATTGAATAACTTGCGTCGTTACCGCAAAACTCAAGGAATGGACCTACTTGCTTTTATGAGGAAGTACATTCCTGAAGGGACAATTATGCGGATAACCGACCAAGCGGTCCCGTTTTATCAAGACGACGACACTGTCAAGTATGACGTTATTGTCGACACTGCGGTCAATAGCCCTAACCTAAAGCAAGAGGTATGGCTCCAGTTGCAGAACATCATGCCTGCAATGATTAAAGCAGGGGTTCCTTTGCCGCCAGATCTAATTAAATTCTCGCCTTTGCCTGAATCTATTTCAGATGAATGGGTGGCATACATAGAAGAAAGGTCGCGGCAAGACCCCGAGCTGCCTCAAAAGTTCCAAGAACTTCAGCAACAGAATCAGGAACTATCTAGCAAGCGCGAAGAGTCAATGGCTCAAATGGGAGCAAAGCGCGAAATGCATATGTTAGATATGCAGCTAGAGCGTGAAAAGATGCTTATAGAGAAAGAAAAGTTTGAGCAAGATTTGGCAATGACGGCAAAAATGAAAGACGCCGACCGAGCTACAAAACTGATGGAAATTACCTCTCGCTATGAAACAGAGAGGGAAAAGTTGCGAGAGAACTCTAATCTCCAGCGAGATATCAGGAATGAAAAACTATCTGCTCAGGATGAAAAGCAAGTCATCTTTATGGCCGAAGCAAGAGCAAAACGGCTGGCAGATATGTCAAAAGAAACAGATGCTTTGACGTCTGAAGTGGCGGGGAAGGTCCAGGGGTCAGTTGCCAACGCCGTAGAGAATTACAGTAATAGGATTTCCGGTATTGAGCAGGCAATTGAAAAACTAACTGAGCTGGCTGAAAACGCAGATTCCAGACGTGCCACCATTCTGGATTTTGTTTCACAACAGGGCGGGGAACTCGCTGAAGTGGCGAATAAACTGAGGTAAACGTTATGGGCGACGTGTTGTCTGAAATCGAAGAAACGAACGAAGACCAAGCTTTGGAAGCGGAGCAGTTGGCCGTTGAAGCGCCGACAGATCAGGAAATTGCTGCTGAAAACAGGGCGGCAGAAGAAGTTCCTCCAGAGTCGGCGCATAGGTTACAACCAGAGTCGGAGACGGAATCAGACACCAGCCCTGATTCAAGCCCTAGTCAAGATAAAAACCAGAGGATGGTTAATTACGGGGCCTTGTCGGAAGAGCGTGGTAAACGCAAAGAGCTTGAATCAAAGCTTGCCCAGATGGAAGGGCGCTTCCAGGAATTTATGGAAAGAGCGGCGCAGAAAGAGCCGGAAGCGACAATTCCGGAGTTCGACGAAGACCCAGCTGAGCACCTCCGCATGACTCAGGAGGCGACTCAGCGAACAGTTCAATCTCTTGCGGAACAGCAGGCCCAGGAGGTGGAGCAGAGATATCAGCGCCAGCAAATTGACGCATTCGCAGGGCGTCTCAGGGAGTCAGAAGCAGACTTTGCAAAGACAAACCCATCATATGAAGAGGCGGTGAATTTTCTTCGAGAGTCTCGCAAAGCAGAATACAAGATGCTTGGCTGGCAAGAGCATGAAGTCGAGAGCAAGCTAATTGAAGAAACAATTATGTTGGGGATTGATGCCGAGCAGCGGGGAATTAGTCCAGCCCAGCGGTTTTATGATATTGCAAAAGGGCGCGGTTTCCAGTCCAAAGCGGGCAGTCCTGTCAGCAATCTTCAGCAAGTAAAAGATAATCAGGGGACTACTTCTCTGGGGTCAAATGGGGCAAGTCCTAGGCGGGCAACTCTTGCAGATTTGGCTGATATGAACGATGATGAGTTTGATAAGGCGACAGACGGAGATAATTGGAAGCGTCTGCTGTCTTAGTATTCGTGTTGAGCTTGCCGTAACAAGCTTTTTCGCTGCCTCGGCGCTCCGGGACACATACGCCAGACCTGCGTGATTGGTCAGGATGATGTTGTGTTTACTAGGAGATCATAATGGCAACGACAAATTTTGGGCTTAATAGCCCTGAAACGGTCAAGCTTTGGTCCCGAAAGCTATTCCGTGAAGCGCTCAAACGTACTTGGATGTCCAAGTTCATGGGCACTGGCTCGGATAGTGTTGTCCAGATTGCGGAAGATACTTCAAAAGGTCCAGGCGACCGAGTAAGAGTAACCTTGCGCATGCTGTTGTCCGGCGCGGGTATTTCCGGCGATGGCACTCTGGAAGGGAACGAAGAAGCTCTGACCACTTATACGGATAACCTCGTTATCGATCAGCTTCGTCATGCCGTGCGTTCTGGCGGCAAGATGAGTGAGCAGCGGATCCCCTTCTCAGTTCGAGAAGAAGCCCGGATGGGCCTCACCGACTGGTGGGCGGATCGTATCGATACATGGTTGTTCAATCAGCTTGGTGGTGTTTCGGTCCAGTCAGACACTCGGTATACCGGATTAAATGCGGCAACCGAGCCATCTAGCAACAATATTCAAATCTGGGATAACACGACACATACGACTGAGGCCAGCGTTGGTTCGGCTTCTGCATCATGTGCTATTCAGTTATCGCATATTGATATTTTGGTAGAGACGGCCAAAACAAACTCACCGCAAATTCGACCCGTTAAAGTTAACGGTGGCGACTACTACGTCATGTTCCTGCATCCGCAGCAAGTGACGCAGCTTCGTACCGATGCAACGGCGGCTAGAGTAACGTGGTATGACACCCAGAAGGCGGCGATGCAGGGCGGTCAGGTTTCTGACAACCCGATATTCACCGGCGCTCTGGGCTGCTATAACGGCGTGGTCCTCCACGAGAGCACCCGAGTTCCTTTCGGCGGTTCTGCCGCCACCGATGTCAACACCAGACGGGCAATTTTCTGTGGCGCCCAATCGGCAGTCGTTGGTTTCGGTCGGGGTTACGGGAAGAGCAGGATGTCTTGGGTTGAGGAGCTTTTTGACTACAAAAATCAGCTTGGCGTTAGCGCCGGATTGATTGGCGGAGCGAAAAAAGTCACCTACAACAGCCAGGATTTCGGTTCTATCGTTTACGTCAGTGGCGTCACTAACTAAGGAGATCAGTTATGGCTTCTACTACACGTACAGTGACGATTGCCGGCTCGGCGGCTCCTTTGTATACGCCGCTGGGTTCCCACACTATTGTGGGGAGTAACTCCGGTATAGCTGCATCGTTGTCTGCTTCTGCATCCGCAGTGTTATTGCTCGCTAAGGTTCCTCCGAATTGTAAAAATATTCAGATGACTTGGCAGGCGATTCATACGGGCGCAACTGGCGCGAAGCTTCAGTTCGGCATTAAATCTGGTGATTCAGTGAGTGCATCAGCCCTGATGGCGTTGACGGATATAGCCGTCACCAACTTGGCCGGTCCGTTCATGAGTAAAACATACACGCCAACGTGGGATGACTCTGCGGGTGAAACCGTAAAGTATGTCCAGTGCTCGGTCGGGTCCGGCACCGCTTCGGCAGCGTTTGTGGTGGATTACAGCATCACCTTCAATATGTAATAGAGAAGGGGGGGGTTACCCCCCCCCTAATCTTTCCAGGGGGAAATTATGACCGAGGAACTTCTCGACGAAGCATGGCTGCGCGAAGAACCGCAAGAAATGTTGAACCGTGCGGCAAACTTTCTTACCAGTGCGGAACTTCTCGATGTCCGGCGTGCTCGCAAACTATGCGAATACGTCTTAACGCTGGACCGGGATAACCCCGGCATCTTATTTATGGTTGCGTCAACCTACATGCGCGAAGGGCGGTATGCTCTCGCCGAATGCTGGTTTCGCTATGCTCTAGTTCACGACCCAAAGATGGCTCCTATATGGTGCAATCTTGGCTATTGTTATCAAGGCGAAGGGCGTAACGAAGAAGCATTTAAGTGCTTTGAGAAGGCGGTCGAACTAGATCCCTCCGAGGCATCTTATCTAAATAATCTTGCCACTAATTACGTCAACAATGGCACCCCAGACGACGCAATAGAGCGCTGCAATAAAGCTCTTAAGCTTGACCCGGCC